TTGAAGGATGAATACCAGCTTCGACAAATTTGATGATACTCTGAGATGAGACTGGACCAGAGAATCTGATTCGCATCGTAAATTCAAGAGTATACACTATTGCTCGACGGACCGTAAAAGATCCATCATAATCATCTGAAAGTGTGATAGAATTCAAAGTCACTGGAACATCAGATAATGAACCTGGATATTCCATGTCCTTGATCGTAACCGTATATTCCGGTTGAAATTGTGGAAGTACTTGCTCTAGAATCTGAAGCACATCATCCTGATTGCGCCCATAGATATTCAATTGCACGTTTATTGAATATGGAACTGATTGCCATGTCAAATTGCGTTTGGCCGGATTATCTACAGTTGGAGTCAATGAAGTATTTAATCGATTGAGCTTGATGCTCGTATCATACTGAATCGATGTCATCTCAAATGAGATACGAGGCACTTTGATAGCAACTTTATCATCACTTAGATCTGGTTGCTCCGTAATCCGATCTAGAAATTTTTGTTTTGGACCATAAGAGATTGGAACACGTTCAATATTAGAGACGGTTCCATTCTCTGCCACACGTCCAATCGTGATGTTATTGAACAGATTTCCAAAGATTGCAATGCTCTTCTTGACAATCTGATTGTAATTGTAAGTCTGTGTAAGCATGATTACTTGTCGGGTTCACCAAATGGATTTACCTGTGTAAAATCAATAATGTCATTGGCCCGCGTTTCAAATGAATTGTTTTGAATATTGATATTGCCATCATTCAAAGCTTCATCGCCATCCGATAGATCTATGACACGGACAATCTTACCAATGGCTCCAGTCTTATTTCCAGTAGCCGTAACATTGGTTGTCAAAGGATGAACTTTGCCATCCGTAAATCGTAAGACACCAAATGTGACGATCAATTCTGTTTCTGCCAGATTGCGTTTCAAATCAATGATCTTTGCCGTACCTGTTATCGTTGAAGGCGAAGGCCAGTTCAGAACAATCGATTCTCCAATATCATAATGTTCAGTTGAATTTGTGGTATATTCAACGACCGCACGATACGATGAATCCAATGACTTCTTCAACTGTATTTCATCAACCTCTTCTATTCCTGTATTCATATCTTCTCCACGGTATTCAAAGAGTTCGAGCGACATTTTATAGACAGGAAGATTATTGAGCTGATGGAATGGACTTTCGAGTTCGGCAAATTTGATCTCAAACAATCCATTGATACCCGGAATATAGATCAGATCACCTTCAGAAGGACGGATTTTATTTGCCAGGCCCAGATTTTTATTGACCTTTAATTCCCAGGTTCGACGAGCCACCGCAACCTTGAGTTGATTCCGAATCTGAAGTCCAAATTTTGACATCAAAACGCCGTCACCCTCATAACCTTCAACGGATTCAATATACATCTCAACCGGATATGCATGATTGAATTGCGATTCCGTATCCTCATTCAGAATCTTATCTTGAGAGACGATTGTTCTGGGGAGATAATACATATCAAACCCATAAACCTTAATAGACTCTATTATAAGATCTTCATAGAGCCATTTCTCGGATTTTACGTTTTGACCAAAATATACTGAGCGAGGCATAATGCTATTTATACCTTACATGGTATTGCTTAAAGCCGTATATGCCTTACAATACTTTAGCCTATCTCGAAATCAACAGGAGTTTCCCATGTAGATCTGATCTCAGCTTCAAGCTCTTTGATCTCTTCTTTGGCTTGAGTCATAAGCTCAGTGCCATCAATAGTAACGCCACCAGGAAGCTGCATTCCTTTGAACTTAGAAAGATTCTGTGCCCATTGCTTTTTAATCAACGCCGTAGCATATCTCTTCAGATATTGATCATTATAGATTCGAGTATAATCCTGAGGATTCAATGTCTGATAACATTCTACGATGACCCACGAGCCAACCGGAATACGCATCTTCCAATCGGTCTCAATATACAATCTGGATTCATGCCGTGAGAAAATGATACCCTGATCCATACCATTCAATACCATGTCAATCAAAGACAGATATTGGCGTGTCATTTCATAGTTGATCAAATTGCCTGGACGGCGAAGATCATACAGATCATTCAAATGCAATTGATAATCAACCGAGAAGATGCCTTGTGTAGAATTGGCCACACCGATCGGCAACACTCGAAGAACATATATGAGCTGCTCAGGCAGAGTGACATATTGATTATCAAAATCTTCCTGTGTGATCTGATGTTTATAGAAGTTTCGAACAACCGCGTCTGTATGAAAATTCTGATAGTACTGAATAGCCTCATCAATTCTATCTTCTACTTGATCATCATCGACATTGATTTCAATGACTGGAGCTCCGAGCTGCCGTAAGCAATAATCGATAAGTTGTTGTCTGGTTGCAGGATTTGCCATGATGCTATTTATATGACATTTTCATGGCGCAGTCAAGACCGGTTCTTCACCTTTACCTGCCCATTTCTTGCCAAACTTGGTCACGGCCCATTCCCAGGTGGCCGCGCGCCAGCGAAACATTCCGTCAAGTACACAGATGCGACGGAGTTCGGCATTGGTGGCTGATCGATAACTCTCTGGCAATAGACCAAGACGGAGCATCTGCCATAAGACATCGTGGACAAGCGCACCGCGCATACAACTTTTGGTATCCATGGTTGGTCCACTCGCACCATCCCAAGCATAACTTTCTTTCACGGTCAACAGACCGTCCTTGGTCATGCTAAAATAACGATGCTCAATTTCCTCAGGAGGACGGATTGCGGTCTGAATTTGAAAATCCTCCGCGAGCTGATATTTGTAACCAGACCAGTATTTGATGCACGTAGTTGTCATCGTGTGTATTCAACTGGAGGCAGCGGCAATGTGCCTGTGACTTCACTTGATGGAGTTATCCTCGACGACGTCGTCGCACATCCCGCCAACATCAGTGCCAGCATTAGAGTTAAAATATAATGGACCATATAGTCTTTCTTTCTGCTTCACTTAAATTTACTTCCACCAATCGTCCACCAAGTTGTTTTTGTGGCTCAACAAATTGCACATGTGCCTGTCCATTGTCATCACGGTGAATGAACACATTGATAGCGTGTCCTCCTCCAAGCCGTTCGCTCATATAACAGACCACTCCGAATGCCAATCCGGTTTGTGGCCGACCTTGCGTCTTGGCCCACAATAATCCCGCATATGCCCATGTCAATCGACTAAACTTGTCACAATCCCATGCTTCCTCCGACCATTCGGTCAGACCCAGGCCTTTCAATACAGAATCAAGAGCAGAGGCAAATGTGCCGTGAACCCATGTGGCCGTTGGCAACATATACTCACCATCGAGTAGCAACACCGCATTGGGATTGATGCCAGTGGCGGCCAATGTATTACAGACGTTTTGATGATTCATAATGGTTTGGACGCCGTGGCCTTTAATCGTACCTCTGGATCGAATTTCTTCCAGTTACTCTGATGTCCCAAGCGTAAATGGCATTGCTTTCCGACATTTTCACAGAGCGTCAGCAAATTGTTTTCGTCTAATTCCAGCCACGGCTCAACACTAAACGGTATGATATGATGAACCTCCAATGCCGTTACGGCACCACATCCTCGGCACCAACCCTCCCGTGCCAGGTGTGCTCGTCGAACATTTGGCCAGTCTTTAGAACGCTTATGACCTCGCAAAGCGAACCATTTGGCAGCTTTGGAAATGGGATTGATCATGGCCGCGCACTCTTAATGGCGGCTGTTACGGCCGCTTCGGTAACAGCACCAAGCGATTCCGTACCATTGTTTTGATAGCCGGTGACGGTGAGCGTACGTGTGGTGGGCGTAACGGAGACGGAGATTTTCTGAGCTGTACTGGTGATACCAAAGCTAGTGCGGCTAAACGATTCGTTGCCATTCGTCCACTTGGTAACCGTGCAGCCCGAACATGACAACATTATGCCTAGCATTAGACAAATGAGGATGATGAGCCATAGCCAGTCAATAAAATCAAGTAGGTCAAATTTCATGGCTTTTTAATC